TAGCTAGACCTCAAACAGCAGAAATATTTTTTGAAGATGTATTAATGTCGTTAGTATTTTATGGAATGCCTATACTTGCAGAAAATAATAAACCAAGACTTCTTTACTATTTAAAAAGAAGGGGGTATAGAGGTTATTCTATGAATAGACCAGATAGAGTTTGGAACAAACTATCAACAACAGAAAAAGAAATAGGTGGTATACCAAACTCAAGTGAAGATATAAAACAAGCACACGCTGCTGCTATTGAAATGTATATACAAAATCATGTTGGTGCAACACCAAACGGTAGTTACGGTAGTATGTTTTTTAACAAAACATTAAATGATTGGTCTAAGTTTGATATAAATAATAGAACTAAATTTGATGCATCAATAAGTAGTGGTTTAGCAGTTATGGCTTGTAATAGAAACTTATACACACCTGTTGTGCAAAAACAAAAACAAAAAATAAACATTGGATTTGCTAGATATAAAAATGAAGGCATGGCATCTAAAATAATAAAAGAACAATATGGCTGATTCATACATTAAGAATTATTTTCCTAGTCAAGTAGCAAGTGATCTTGAAAAAATGAGTTCAGATTACGGTCTTAAGGTAGCTAAAGCGATTGAAAGTGAATGGTTTTATGGAGATTATGGAACACAAAGATTTAGAACTAACTTTGACAATTATCATAGATTAAGATTGTATGCTAGAGGAGAGCAGTCTATACAAAAATATAAAGATGAATTATCTATAAACGGTGACTTATCCTACCTTAATTTAGATTGGAGACCTGTACCTATAATACCAAAATTTGTAGATATTGTTGTCAATGGTATTGCTGAAAGAACTTATGATATAAAAGCTTTCTCTCAAGATCCTTATGGAGTCAGTAAAAGAACTGAATACATGGAGGAACTATTGAAAGACATGAGAACTAAAGAACTCAATGAACTTTCAAAGCAAGCCTTTGGATTAGATCTTTCAACAACTCCAGAGGAAAAACTACCAGACTCAGAAGAAGAACTTGCATTACACATGCAATTAACTTATAAGCAAGCAATAGAAATAGCTGAAGAGCAAGCTATTAATGTACTGTTTGAAGCTAATAAGTATGAACTTACAAAGAAAAGATTTTTTTATGATTTAACTGTATTAGGTATTGGTTGTGTTAAAAATACATTTAATACATCTGAAGGTGTAAAAGTAGAGTATGTAGATCCAATGAATTTAGTTTACTCTTACACTGAATCACCTTACTTTGAAGATATTTATTACGCTGGTGAAATAAAAACAATACCTATAAACGAATTAAAAAAAGAGTTCCCAAATCTTACTAATGAAGATTTAGAAGAAATAGAGCAACAGCCAAGTACAGTAGCTATACCAAACAACAGATCTTCTTACGATAAAACTGATAACAATCAGATAGATGTTTTGTATTTTAATTACAAAACATATATGAATGAAGTTTATAAAATAAAACAAACAGGGTCTGGTGCTTTTAAGGTTATTGTAAAAGATGATTCATTTAATCCTCCTATAGAAGTTTTAGATGAAAAGTTTGAAAAAATATCTAGATCTATTGAAGTTCTTTATGAAGGTGTTTTGGTACTTGGTACTAAAAGATTATTAAAGTGGGAAATGGCATCTAATATGATGCGACCTAAAAGTGATAACGCCAAAGTTAAAATGAACTACGCTATTGTTGCTCCAAGAATGTATAGGGGTAGAATAGAATCTTTAGTTGGCAGAATAACTGGTTTTGCAGACATGATACAGTTAACTCATCTAAAACTTCAGCAGGTTATGTCAAGAATGATACCTGATGGAGTATATTTAGATGCTGATGGTATAGCTGAAGTTGATCTTGGTAACGGAACTAATTACAACCCACAAGAGGCATTAAACATGTTCTTTCAAACTGGTAGTGTAATAGGTAGATCTTTAACATCTGATGGGGATATGAATCCCGGTAAAGTACCTATTCAAGAAATAGCAAGTGGTAGTGGTGGAGCTAAGATGCAATCACTAATAGCAAACTACAATTACTACCTACAGATGATAAGAGATGTTACAGGATTGAATGAAGCTAGAGATGGTAGCACTCCTGATAAAAATGCTTTAGTAGGATTACAAAAAATAGCTGCAGCAAACTCTAATACAGCTACTAGACATATATTACAGTCTGGTTTATTTTTAACAGCAGAAACTGCTGAGTGTTTATCTCTTCGAATATCTGATATAATAGAATACTCAGAAACTAGAGATGCTTTCATACAAAGTATAGGCGTACACAATGTCGCTACATTGGAAGAACTAAGTAATTTACATCTTCACGATTTTGGTATATTTTTAGAACTAGAACCAGATGAAGAAGAAAAACAAAGACTTGAGAATAATATACAAGCAGCGATTGCACAACAAGGAATAGACTTAGAAGATGCTATAGATTTAAGACAAATTAAAAATATAAAGCTTGCTAATCAACTTTTAAAAGTAAAAAGAAAGAAAAAGTTTGAAAGAGATCAAATTGCCCAACAACAAAATATACAAGCTCAAGCTCAAGCAAATGCACAAGCACAACAAGTTGCGGCTCAAGCAGAAGTTCAAAAACAACAATCTATGGCTCAGATAGAAAGTCAAATGGAGCAGTTAAAAGCTCAACTAGAAGCTCAAAAAATGCAACAAGAAATATTTGCAAAAAAAGAGTTGATGCAGCTTGAATTTCAAATGAATATGAGACTAAAAAGTATAGAAGTTCAGTCTTTAAGATCTAGAGAAAAAGAAAAAGAAGATCGTAAAGATAATAGAACTAAAATTCAAGCAACTCAACAATCTGAGTTAATTGATCAAAGAAAAAATGAGAAACCACCTAAAAACTTTGAGTCATCAGGTAATGATATACTTAGTGGTAATTTTAACTTAGGTAGTTTTGATCCTAAATAAAAATAAAAAATAAAACAAAAATAAAATGGGTATAAATTCAACCGGAACATCTTATAACTTTGGACAACTAGGTAGTGTTACTTGTCAAACAGCAACACCTGTAGTTCCACCACAAGGTATGGTAATAACTGCTATTCAATTTTTAGCAGACAACACTCCTACTGTTTTAAAAAGTGAAAACTTAGGAGCTACAGGACCAAACTTTTTTTCAACAGAAGCAGCAGATCATGTTAACTTTAATGGAGTAACAGAACAAAATCTTGCTGATGCAAGCTCAACAACAACACCAACTCTTAGTGGTGCTAATTCTTTAATTAAAAAAGGTCAATTTGTTTTACTAATTAATCAAGGAGACACTATTGATAATGGTATAACTGTTGATGCAGAAACTCCAATACCTATATATAATGGACCAAGTAAACAAGGTGTTACTGTTGTGGAGTATGGAGGTAGCACGTCAATAACATTAAGTTCAGCTGTATCACCTTCAAGTCAAAGTTTAGTTTTCTTAGATAACTATAATGGTGCTGGTGGTAATGATGCTACAGGAATAACTTATCCGAAAGGATTAACTATAGTTGGTAGATATACAACTATAACTCCTGAAGCAGATGCTGATGGTGGTGTAATCTGTTACTTTGGATACTGATGCCGGGCATAGGAATAAGTTTAACTTCTTTCCCACGTGCTGCTGCAGTAGCAATAGAAGATTATGTCTGGGATGTCGTTAGTGGTGAGTTAACACCTAGAGATGGTATTGCTTATGACTTTAGTGATTGTTGGGATGTAACTAGTACAGAACTAACACCTGCAGAGTCACCTAGCGAAGAAGGTTATTGGAATGTAAATGCAGATGGAGATTTAACACCAAAATAAAAAATAAAATAATGGCAATAACATATACATGGGATACAAAAACTGTAGATACCTACCCAACA